GTTGCTGAGTTCGCCACATCGGAGCTTAACACTTACCAGTTCGCTTGGGTCATTGCTCACCTTGCTGGAGCATACAAAAACTCGACTCTTAACCTCGAAGTCAACGGACCAGGACAAGCCGTTATCAACGAACTCCGTAATCTCAAACGACTAGCAGCTGCTATCCAAGGTCCTATGGCTAAGGACATGATGGACGTGCTCGGTAGTATGCAAAACTACATCTGGCGTAGAAACGATACGATGGGTGGTCTGTCTAACTCAATCGGATTCCTGACGACTTCATCATCTAAAGAGCGTATGCTCTCTTACATGAAAGATTATTTTGAGCGGGGCATGATGGGCATCTTCAGCATGGACACGTTAGAAGAAATGAAAGGCATAGTCCGTGAAGACGGATTCATAGGTGCACCTGGTCGGGGTAAGGATGACCGTGTGATTGCAGCAGCCCTAGCAACCATTGCGTGGGCAGAACAAGTACAGCCTAGACTCATTGGTATGCGTCTGTCAAAAGAAATGTCCCTGCGTCAAGACGAGTACACCCCTGAGCAAATTGCTGTAGGCAAGAATGTGAGTAATTACTTAAAAGCTATTGGCGTATACGGGGGTAAAAATGCAAGCTCTTGACAAACGAACACTCAAGAAAGAACTCAAGCTATTTTTAGCAGACAAAGATAGGGGCATTTCTATCAAAAACTTTTGTGAGATAGCGGGTATATCTGAGCGTTTGTTCTTGTTTGTCGTCAAGGAAGGGAAAGCACCCATGACTGAATCTTGCCAAAGAGGACTCAACCGAGCCTATCTGCACTGGAAAGAGGGCAAGATACGGGTCATGAAAAAACATACCAACGAGACATACCCTGATTACAGGAAAGAACCAGCGCCCCCAATCATACCAATGAACAAGTTAGTCTTTACTAACGGGGGGTTTAAAGTTCAAAGCAAGCCTCTAAATAGGCATGATTACAGCAATTTCGACAATATTTTGTTAACAAGGGGGTAATATGGCAGTTTTAAAAGACTATTTGTGTACAGAGCACGGTGTATTTGAATCTAGGGAGGCAAAATGCCCTATAAAGTTCTGTAAAGGCGAATTATCGGTAGTTTTTCTAAAACCAGTGGGTGTAAAGTCAGAAAAGACCAAATCTAACGACAGAAACCTAAAACAACTGGCTTTAGAGTTCGATATGACCGATATTAAGTCTACAAGAGCGGGTGAACACCAAGAAGGCTACCTAAAACGCAAAAATAAGCTCTCTGACAAAGAATTTGCCCAAGCTGGTGAGGCTATGGCTCATAATCAGAAGATGCAAGAGGAACAACTCGTCCAACAACGATTAAGTGGCGCAATGTGGGGTAATGGTGGTAATATCAACCTCAAATCCGTCATGGGAGGGCAGTTTAAGCCCGTAGCTGACGAGTCTGTTAGCGTTTTACCGAAAAGTGTAGGACAATTTGTACCACCTAAACCAGGTGCAGGGACTCAGGTTGACCATGAGGGTTTAAAGATTAACACCAGTGCGGAGTAAAAATGAAAATACCAAAGGGGATGCTAGACAGAGATGAGTTCTTTAGGGACATCATCTACAAATGTGAAGTCTCCTTAAACTCTAGGAAGGTGGATTACGCCTCCCTCAGAAACTGGTATCTTTTTGGTAACGGACCTGATGAAGCTCCTGCACTCTACAACAAAATATTTCCTCACCTCGACCAGGTAACTTCTTTCCTGTACTCGGCTGAGACTACCCGTTTCTCCATCAACTTGGGTGCGTCTGTCCCCGACAACGAGCACAGAAAAATACCAACGCTCACCAAAGCGCTTAACAACGAGTGGTTAAATAGCAACGCTGACCAAGTTTTTTCTACAGCAACTACTTGGGCACTTGTCTACGGCACAACCTACGTCAAGCTCATCATGAACAACGGGATTCACCCGTACATGGTCGAGCCTGGTTGCGTAGGCGTGTTGCGTGAAGACATCACGTACACAGACAGGCAAGAAGCACTTATCCAGAAATACTACATCACCAAGTCTGAGCTATACACAAGACTGTACAGCCACCCTAACAGAGACAAGATTATCCAGCGCATGAACTCCATGCCACACGAGAGGACAGAAATTGCGAATGGTCTGGAGCGCATTATTATTTCTCAGTCTAATCCTACTATATACGGTAATGTTAATTTGGATTTGGCTGGTGGCAATCGTTACAAGGCTGAGGTTTCTGAAGACACAGTAGAGATGACCGAACTGTGGATATGGGATGACGATGCAGCAGATTACAGAGTTGTAACTAAGGCTGACCCTGACATCATTATCTATGAGCGTTCAGGTGAAGAAATGTTTATGAAGGGTGAGTTGCCTTTCATTCAGATTTGTCCTAACCCACTCTACGATTATTACTGGGGCGCTTCTGAAGTACAGCGTTTGATATACCTTCAGCAGCTCCGCAACAGACGGATGACAGAGATTCTTGACCTGTTGTCCAAACAAGTTTCCCCTCCAACGGCTCTGATTGGGTTCACAGGCATCCTTGATGAAAAGAACTTTGCACTCAACCGTGCGGGGGGATTACTATCCACAGATATGCCTAACGCTAAGGTAGAGAAGTTAGCGCCCACTATGCCGCCTGACCTCTTTACTGAGATGCGTGAGATAGACGCAATGTTTGAAGAAGCGTCTGGTGTGGGTAACGTTCTCCAAGGTAAGGGAGAAGCTGGAGTTAGGTCAGCAGGACATGCAAGCCAGTTAGCCCGACTGGGGTCATCAAGAGTTAAAAAACGGGCGCTAATTATTGAAGACTCGCTGGAAAAACTAGCGACCCTGTACCTCAAGTGTATGCAACTCTATGACGATACGCACCTCAAAGACACGCACGGTGTACCTTTCATTGCCGAACAGTTCACCAAAGAATTTACGGTTAAAGTGGACGGACACTCAAACTCCCCGATATTTACGGAAGACACCCGTACCCTTGCTTTCAACCTACTCAAGGCAGGGGCTATTGACAAAAAATCATTACTTGATTTAATAGAGCCACCAATGAAAGAAGAACTTCTTGAACGGCTAAAACAGATGGAGGCAAAACAGGCTTCACAACCTCATCCTCCTCCTGGTGAACACAAGAAAGAACACAAAGCCCCTGGCGCTAAGAAGGAGGGATAATGGCTACAAAAAGTGTTGGTGGACCGCAAACCGCTCCCAAGGCAGACCAGCCACGGGTGACAACAGAAACTCTGAGAAAGCAAACAAGTGGACCTGGCTTGACATCCAGAACTACAGGTGTTAGAAATACGTCTGGCGGGAGAACGCAACGTAACTACGCCAGAACTTAAAGGAAAATCATCATGATGCACAGATACGGTAAAAAAGGTCGTAAGACTCGTAGATAATTTCTTGAGAAAGAAAGAGGGTGTGGCTGCCTCCCCTTATAAGTAGGTGACCGCTGCTAAAGGAGAAATCTCATGGCACGTAAAGCTCGTAAACACAAGCGTAAGTAATTTCTTGGTGGCAACACCTTGAAATGAACCGACATTGAGGGGTATGTCGTAAAATACCCCTCACCCTATTGACAAATAGTTTGTAAGTGGTTACAAACTAGGGCAAGGAGAAAATATGAGTGTTCCGTCAGATAAATTAATGGAGTTAATGGGTGGACCAAGGTCTGCTGGTACTCCCGTCCCTAATGCGCCCCCACCTGGGGCAAATATGTCTGATGCTGAAGTTCCTCCAATGGCTTCCCCCATGACTACTCCAGAACCTAAGATGGGTTCTAAGGAAGCAGCAAAAATTAATTTAGGTATGGCTCAAGATTTACTTGAGCAATCCCTACCCGCACTAGGCTCTGATACTGAAGAAGGTAAAGCAGCTCTAAGTGCAATAAGTGCAATCAATAAAGTCTTGGGCGCACGTAAGAACAAGACAAATGAACTTCAACAGTCAGAGATTCTTCAGATGTTGCAAACATTACCGCAAGCTGGTGGTGGAACTCCTGAAGGTAAAGCTATGGCTAATGCACCGATTCCTGGTATGCCTCCTGCGGGTGGTATGCCTCCCCCACCTGGCGGTATGCCACCAGGTATGCCCCCACCCCCAATGTAAACAGGAGTAATCATGGATTTATTCAAACCCAGAGGTAATTCTCAACCACGTAGACCTACAGACAACAACCAGAAAAATGGCGTAGTAGTTAATACTCCCCGTTATTCTCAGTTGGGCGGTTTGTCAGGTGCTGCTAAAGCTGCTTTTGGCGGCATGAGAGTTGAAAAACCAGCAGACGGTAAAAAAGTTATATGAACACGATAAGAGGGTAACATCATGGCACTAGAAAATCTTTCCTTAGAAGCACGAGACGAGTTAGCATCACTTATGCAAACTCTTGCTGAGTCCCCCGACACACGGGAGGACATTTTGCGTTTGACTAAGAAAGTTAAGCCTGGTCTCAACATTCCTGAGATTGAACTAAAAGACAATACCAACACCGCATTACAACAAATGCGTCAGGAAAACGAGGCTATTCGTAACGAGTTAAGAACACGTGACGCACAGGCTGAACTAGACAAACGTAGAAAATCACTTGTGAAAAAGGGTTTGATTTCTTCTGAAGATGAAGTAGACGCAGTTGAGAAAATTATGTTAGAGAAGAAAATCTCTGACCACGAGACTGCTGCTGAGTACCATAGATTTATGAAAGAGGCTGCGAAGCCTACACCTACTGGATACAATCCTTCCGCAGTTCGCCAGTTTGACCTTGGCAAATTCTGGAAAGACCCAAAAGGTGCAGCGCAGCAAGAGGCGGTGAAGGCATTTGCAGATTTGCGTAAGCCACAGCGCCCCATCGGTTTGTAAAAGAGGGTGTAATTTTGTCAGGGCAGAGATGCCCATCTTTAAGGAGCTAATATGGCTATAGGTGGTGGAATTCTGCCCCAGACAGGTAGTTCGCAATTTACAGAGCTTACATACGTAACTCGTAGAGCGTTCATCCCGAAACTGGTTGTGCAGTTATACAACAGCACGCCTCTAATGGCAGCGTTGATTGCAAACAGTCAACAAGCCAGTGGTGGTGTATCTTCCGTAACTGTACCTGTCCAGGGTGCACAGTTCGTTAACGCACAGTGGTCTGACTACTCTGGCTCTTTTGCCCAGCCGTCAGTACAACAAGGTGCTTATAACGCTGAATACGACCTCAAGTTGATGATTTCTCCCGTACCGTTCCTCGGTATGGAAGGTGTTGCTCAACAAGACGCTGCAATCATTCCATTGATTGAAGCACGTATGAATGACGCAACCAACGTGATGATGGATGCAATGGCAACAGCCTTGTACAACAACACCACAAACAACCAACAGTTTAT